CTGCCCTGAACACTGGCGGACATGTTCTGAAGCAGCGTCGAAAAATTCTGCAGCTGCAGCAACATGTCAGGTGCTCACGGAAAAGGAGAGGATCTGTGTCTGGCCGCTCGTGGAATCGACATAGCGGATACTGACGTAAACGCTGCCGTCCGTCGTGCCCTGCACATCGATCGCCGGTTCGGGCAGCCGCGCCACGGCGGCTTCCATAAAAATCTGGCTGCGGATTCTTGCCTTGATTGCGGAGATGTCGGCGGGAACGCCGACATACTGCGCCAATCCCCCGCCATAGTCCGGCTGCCAGATATAATCGCCCGGATTGGTCAGCAGCCGGCGCAGAACCCGCTGCATGCCCAGCGCGCTGGCCGTCGTGGTCGCGATGTCTCCGGTCGCGCTGATATCGAGATCGGTTCCCCACAGCAGATTGGCATCTGGCATGCGGCAGCCTCGCTTCAATCCATGGGTGAGGGCGGGGTGCCGGACGGCGGATGCACATGCTCGTTGTAGTGGCCGCGCAGGCCCGAGAGCGGACCGTGCGAATCGAACACGTCCCCGGTCACATGCAGGCTGCCGGTATGGGTCCAGGTTCCCGCCGAACTCTGGATCGAACCGTCATTGGCGAGCTTCAGGAAGCTCCCGCTCTTATGCACGATCCAGAACTCGCCCACCGGCGCCGGCGGCGCGGCCGCGACATTCGACCATAGCCGCAGCGCCACGATGCCATGTTCGGCATCGCCCTCCTGCCACAGCACCAGCACCTGGTCGCCCGGGGCGGGCAGGCAGGCAAGTCCCCATCCGGCACCAACCCAGGCCGAGGCAATCGGCAGCCAGCCGGTCAGCACGCCTTCCGGCTGAACCGTGACGCGCGCGGTGAAGGATGCGGGATCCACCGAGGCAACCACCCCCAGCCGCGGCTGCGCCCACCCCTGATCCAGCTGGGACGCCTGCGCCTTCAGGTGATTCAGAAAATTGTCCAACTCGGCACCCTGGCCTGAACGGATTGCTGGAAACCGTGGCGGAACGACAGACTGCGCTCCACTTCGGTGATCATGTAGGTGCCATCGAAATCCGTTCCGGTATTCGCAAGGCTCAGCACACCGCGGGGCAGGGTCGTCAGATCACCCGGCATCTCGATCGCCACCGACCGCTGCTGCTGGGACATCTGCGACAGCACACGCTGCGCCAGAGCCTGGGCTGCCTGTTCCGTCAGGTTGGGGCTGACCAGCACGTAGCTTTTCCCGCCGGCCGGCCCCGCCGACGCGGTCTGGCTGACCGCCATCTGCCCCCGGCAGTCCCAGCTTTTCACCGTCACGGCCAGGCCGTTATTCAGGGGTGGCAGCCGTTCCAGCGTGATACCCGAACAGTCGTCCGGGGTCAGCACCAGCGGCGTGCCGGTCGGCGAAGCCGGTGCGAAATTCAGCGTTCGTCCCGCCACCCAGACATCGCAATTCTCCAGTTCGGCAAGCCGGATCAGCAGATCCCATTGCGTCGTCACCCGCGCATGCTGGTCCATGGAGGTGCGGGCATGGTCGTTGTGGAAATCCCGTCCCACCAGGGTCGTTGTCGGCGTCACCGCGGCTGCCAGACCCTGCCGGGAAGCCAGCGTCGCAGCAATTTCGCTGGACGTCCGGTTTTCAAAAACCTCCTGCGTCCGCGCCTCGATGAACAGCGATGTCAGATCTCGTCCTTCGGCCCGCACTTCCCCGCGCGCCAGGTCGAAGGCGACCCGATCCACGGTGCCGGTGATCATGCTTACCCAGGCATCATCGATCCCGATCTGGATTTCCACCGACAGTAGGCCGGCTGCCCAGGCGTCGTATCCCGTCGCCGTCAGAGATGCGGTCAGCCGGAAGCGGTTTGCGGCCAGATAGGAATTGGCACTGATCTCAACGTCGATGACCCCGTCGATGGCCAGACCGTTCAACAGAACCAGCGGCGCCGGTGCCCGAGCACTACTGCTCACCGATTCCCCCTCCCGCCGCCGGATCGACATCCGGCAGATTCAGCGTCACCAGCCCGCTCAGCCACGGATCGGAAATGTTATTCAGCGCGGCAATGCGCACCCACTGCGTGGCATCACCCAGATACTGCGCGGCAATCTGAAAAAGAGTGCCGCTGGCAACAGTGATGGTGCGCATCGCACATGCCGCTCCCGCACGGAAAAACACCCGCACTCACGCTTCGCCGCCCTGCAGGTTGGCCAGGCACCGCCCCACATAACCCTGCGCGCACGTCAGTTGCGCGAGCGTACCGCTGGAACTGACCAGCTGCGTCAGATCGTCGCCATCCAATCCCTGGCCGGCCGTCACGATTCCCTGCCCGATCACCGCCTGCACCCCGGCCACTGCCGCAGCGCTCGTCAGCAGCGCCGGATTGCCCGGCACCAGGCCACCTTGCGCCGAGGTCGCCGCAACCGCCCCCGATACGTCCGTGAACAACGCTGCCTGCGCGAGATCCGCAGTGACGCTTTCGGCAAGATCCGGCAGGAAATCGGCAAAGGACTGTGCCAGGTCGGCGACAACCGTGCAGGCAATCCGATAGGGAATCCACCAGGGGCTGGAGAAATCCAGATCCAGTTCGGTAATGATGACGGAATACGCGAACGCGTTCCAGGCGAGTTCCAGCGTCTGGCCCGCGGCGCGCATCGCATCGAACGCGCGGGCCCGATCCGCGGCGTCGGTGCCGCTGATGATGCCGGACCATCGTAGCGCCGCATCGTCGCGGCCAAGCGTGTCGATCACCCGCGCGCCGCCGATCAGCCGATGCACCACCACACGCTGCGCGCCGCCGAACCGCACGCCGGCCGGGATCTCGAATCCGTCGAGTTCCAGACCGCCCAGCGTCAACACGGCCATCACCCCCCCACGGTCGGTCCCGGCATCAGCGCAGTGCGTCGCCCGTCGAAGCTCGTCGGACCGGCACTGGCCCGCCCCGCCTCACGGTTCAGAAAGCGCGACATCCAGCGGCCGACCAGCATGCCATCCAGATAAACATCCCCTTCGCCCGGTCCCTGCTGCGCAGCTGCTTCCGTGCGCGGCGCAGCCGGCGCGGATTGCTGCGGGGCCGGCAAATCGTCCGGTGCCGCCGCCGAACCCGCCGCATCTGTCGGCGGATAGGGCGAAGGGGCAGGGGGCCATGCCGGCGGCGCAAAATACGGCGCACCGGCGGCAACACCCGGTTCCGGAGCAGGCCACGGGAACGGCGCCGGTGCGCCAGCCTGCCCCAGGTCCGCCGCCGGAAGCCCCTGCGGCAGGTCCGCCATCCGCACCGGCGCGATCATCGCCGGCGGCGCCGCGGCGGCCGGCATGGCCGACTGTCCGGCCGGCGGTGTCGGCGAGACCGGCGGCGCAATCGGGACCGAAATTTCCACCTTGCCTGCCGCCCCCACAGTGTCAGGGGCCGTTGGTTCGGGGCCGCTCACGTCCGCCCGCACCGGCGCTGCCGGCCAGACCGGCGGCTGCTGCCCCGGTGACGCCGGCGGCTCCGCCACCGTCGGGGCGGCAGGCCGCTCGGGCGCCGCCGCAGCGGCGCCGGCGACCGTGTCGCGAACAGGTGCCGCCGCGCGCGTCTCGCCTGCCTCTTCCGTCAGCGTCACCGGCCGCGCCGGCGCATCAACCGGCGTCCCGCTCGCCATCGCCGCCTGCATCACGCGCCCGCCCCGCGGATCATCCCGCGCCGCCTCGTCCACACGCGCGTCGGATCGCGCCCGCCCAAACTCCGGATCGCCGCCCTCTGCCGCCGGGGCGGTGGCCGTAGCGGCCTGTTCAACCTCCGCCGGCCGCACCGGGGGCGGCGCCACCGCCGCGCACCCCGCCTCCCGCAGGCGCTGCACCGGGATGCCGGCCTGCAGGATCGCGGAAAACCGCGCCAGATCCTGCCGGGCGCGCTCCATGGACGCGGAAACGCCATCGTCCAATGCCAGCGAGACGCCGATCTCATACGCGTCGCTCATCCGGCCTCCCCCCGCATCGTCGCCGCCACCGCCCGAGCCACCTCGGGCGCCACGGCGCGCGCAGCGTCCTCCAGCGGCGCCAAGGGCGGCACCCCCACCCGTCCGGTTTCCGCG